ATTACGGAGCGGGATCGACTTCAGGCGGCTCCGTGCGCGACGGAGCCGCTTTCTTTTTGGGTGGGACCGGCGCTGGCGCGCCTTCCGCGGGGGGGATGCCCCCCGCACCCCCCGCAGCCTTCTCGCGTTGAGCGATGGCCTCCCGGCCCGCAGCGAGAATATCCTTGAGGTCCGGTTCGTATTGGTTTTCCCAAGGGGACGTCATGACGTCGGGCTCATCGCCGACGTCGAAGTCTTCGGATTCCTCGAAGGTCTCGTGACCGGCCTCGCGAGCAGCCTGGGCGAGCTTTTCAGAACGCACCATGTCACGAACGATTTCGACCATGGAGGGGGCTTTCTTGTATCCGATAGGCGGCGCCAGCGGAGTGGGGTCGAGGATGGGAGAGCCATCAGGGTGCAGACCTTTGGAGAGGAGTTTTTTTGCATATTCCTCCGGGGTGAGACGATGACGGGGGCGGAAGAGTTCGAGCAGTTTGGAGCGAGCCATGATTGCACCTTTAGTAGATGTAGCTGTCGCCCTGACCGGCGACGATGCGGCGGGCTTGGATGGAGTGTTTCGCCATGATGTAGAGCAGATTGGTGGAAGGCACGGCGAAGGGTTCTTCAGACGGGACGCACTTGATGAAGGTCTCGTTTAGAGCAGGGTCAGTAGTGAATTGCCGGGCGAAATGCCAGAAGTCCAACGTGGTACGGAATTCGCCAGCGATAGAGCTTTCAGCACGACGATATTCGTCATAGCGATCTTGATAGCCGAAGACGCCGTTAGGCGTAGCGTGAGCGGCACGGACTTCCTTGTTGAGAATTTCCTGTTGTCCGATGTGTTGTAGTTCCTTTTGGAAGAAGTCTTCTTTGGTGCGACGGTTCCAGTGACGGAAGACGCCGGAAGCGTAGATGGTTTTCGGTTTCACAGTCATGACAGTAAACACGTAGCCGTGTTCCTCGAAGAACCTGCGATAGCGATTAGAACGAGCGACGCCAATGCCATGGCCGCGCAGCTCACCGACAGGATCATCACCTTCAGCAGTTTGGAGTACCTCGGAGAATTGCACAGGGTAGCGGCCGCTTCCGAGAAACTCGGGCCGCTGCAAGCGAGCATCAGAAGAGCGGACACCCAGATAACGAAGATACTCGACGTAACGACTTCCGAAGCGTGCACGGGCTTCCTCGAAGCGTTGGAGAGCGAAGGCTTCTCGCAGGAGGTTGATAGTGATCGCAGAGGCACCGGACAGATCGGTGTACATTTTGTTGGTTTCGGGATTGCCGGCGTTGTTCGTAGACATTTGAAGATAAGTGCCGCCGGCACCCATGTGGCGGAAAGAGTTTTGCTGATCGGACCAAATACCCAAGTCCTGACCGTTAGCCGCGTTGGAATGAATATCCGCCTTGTCACCTAGTGGGATGGTGATAGCGGGGCCTTTTTGTTCCCAAGGACGCGCGGACGTGAAGTAATCTTTTTCCCAAGCAGCGTATTGCAGAGCGGTTGAGGTTGTAGTGTCAGCCCCTGACGAGACGTCGATAGTGAGGGGGGAGACCAAGTCTTGATCGCGATACCATTCGTTGAAGATGAGCGCATAACCGCGAAACGGCAGAGCGGAGACTTCGAGATTGTTAACGCCCGGAACCACGCCGAGATAATCAGCGAGAGAGCCAACAGCAGCGCCAGTGCCGCCGCCGAAAGTAATAGTCGGAAAGACGGAATCATCATTGCCGTCAGGACCGCCTGTAATGAAGTCCTCCCAATCTTCCCAGACGAGACGATGGGGGACGAACCAGTGAGAGATTTGAATATTCGTAGTGTGCATGACCGGAGCGAGCATAGGAGCGAACCGGACGAGGCACGTTGTGGCTTGTTGCATACTGTCACCGGGTAAAACCTCGGTTAGCCCGATCGGCACAAGTTGACCGGGATCACACGAAAGGAGCTTCGTGTTGCTGAGAGAGAACTTAGAACGTTTCATAGGGATCGCCTTCCTTTGAAGATTTTTTGACGAGATTCGAAGCTAGAGACTTTTGCAGCACGCGACTTTTTTAACGCCAACGAGAAACTTTCCGAAGCATTGAACGCAGCTTCTTGCACAGGCCGCACGGCTTCTTTGACTTTGTCCAGGACGATTTGCGGCGCTTTGTCATCGAGACCTTGATAGGTGCGGAGCTTCTTAGTGAGGTAACGACCGAGAGGCATTTGCTTTGCCCCATGGCGCAAGGCTGACGAGACGTCACCTTGCTTTTCAACGAGATTAAATTGCAGTTCGGTAGACGCGACTTCGTGCATAAAGTCCGCACCGAGACCGGGTTTGAGCGACATACGAGCGAATTCAGGATCGCGACCATCGAGACGAGGATCATCGCGGCGAGTCATCTTTTTGGTGACATAGCCAGAAATGTACCCGGCGCTATGAGCTTCCAGCGTTCCGAGAAAGACACGACCATGTCCCCATGTATTTCCGACCAACTCACACGAAGCACAACATCGTTCTCGGGGGCGGCTCTGTCCGTAGTGACATGTGGGATAACCGAAGAGAGCAGCATGATAGTGGGGCCGGTTTGATTCATCGCCGTATTCCCCGACCAAGAAATAACGCACTTTTGTGGGCTCGATTGTTTTGCGCAATCGTTTTAACCAGTCTTGCGCATGTTTCAGCACAAGGGTGGCTCGACCATTCTGTAGGACGGGCAGGTATTCGTCCGCATAGGTAAGGGTCACAAAGGCATTGTCGCTGTGAAGGTTGCTCTCGAGCATTATCCGATGAGCCCAAAGTCTTCTCCTGTTGTATGAGCAGGGAAGGCACTTGCCACAGGCAAACGCCTTCCCGTTGATAACGTTAGGTGAGCCGCACTGCATGGTTCACCAGCGGAAGCCAACACGCATTGGACGGGTCGAACGACGACGACGCCCGACACGACCACGGCGGCTTTTGAAACCGCCACGGCGACGCTTAGAGAAGCGCCTACGCATTTAAATCACCTCCTTCCGTTGAGTTGAGAAGAGCCACGACGCAGACCACGCGGAATTGCGTTCGAGACAGCTTCAGAGGGAAAGCGCATTTTGAAATTGTGCATGATGTCATTGCCGCCGATCAGGAAGGGAAGAACCCAAGAGGCGGGGCCATCATCACCGTATTGGTCCTCCCAAGCTTTCATGGGGGACGTGTTTGGATTTGTGTTCCAGCGATTGCCGAAGATCATAAGCGGGGGACGGTCCTCCGATTTTTTACCTTCGGGGACGTCGAAGTTTTTCGGCAGGTCGGGAGCGATAGCAGGGAAGGGCGGCGGAATCTGAGCGCGGGTTTTAGCGACGTTAGCCGCGAGCAGTTCGTTTTCGAGACCGAGCTTTTGGAGTGTCAGTCCTTCCGCGACGCGGGAGGCAGCGGTTGCACGTTCGGGGGCCGTTGATCCGGCAGCGATCGCGCGGGAGAGGTCTTGACCTGATCGAGCGATGCCATTTCCGAGCGACGGATCGAACGACGAAGTGTGACCAACAGAGACGGGAGCGAACGAAGTAGTTTGAGCGCCCATCGCGTAGAGAGGATGGATACCAGCAGCTTTAGCATCGTTGACTTTCCAGCGGATACCTTGTTGCGCGAATTCTTTTTGCAGATCGATGTTACGTTGAGCGTTGCGTTCAGCAACGGCATTGGCTTCAGAGGCAGCGTCCTTAGCGGCGTTGCGATTCAAGAGGCCGCCCAAGAGGGACGCGCCAGCAGCGACGATGTTTCCAAGCATTAGCGCACCCGTAGCGGGATGCGTTGCAGACATTCTTTTGGCGATTCCTCGGGAGCGAAGGCTTTGTTAACGGCAGCGCAGGCTACTAAGAGCGTTGCGCTTAGGAGGCTTACGACGACCAGAACCACGGCCTGTTTTGCGGAGCGCATGTAGGATTTCCTTACGTTGGGATCGACGAACGCACACAAGAGTTTGCTTCGGCGCAGCGAAGCTGAGACCGAAGGGGAGTTGGCGTTTGAATTTTTTTGAGGGTGACGAGATACGAAAGCCGTCTGTGGCTGCGCCAGAGACGGTGTAGTGGGGACGGGCTTCCGAGAGGGGGTGGAAGGCCCGGTTGTCCTCTATTTCGACAAAATGGCGGCTGGGCTCGGGAAAGGGCTCGAACAACCTTCGGTTAGCGGTCGGGAGAGGGACCGCGTCGAGCACCATAAAACTATCGTCGGGTAAATCCCGTCGCCTGCGCCTACGGCCCATTTTGGTGTCACCTAGCACAGTACATATCAAGTGAATGTACTGTGCCGGGATGCTCTGATTTGGCCGATTCCGGCAAAGGGAAACCCGCCGCACAGGGTGCGGCGGGTTGACGCAGGACTTCCGAGGGGAGTATTACGGAGCGGGATCGACTTCAGGCGGCTCCGTGCGCGACGGAGCCGCTTTCTTTTTGGGTGGGACCGGCGCTGGCGCGCCTTCCGCGGGGGGGATGCCCCCCGCACCCCCCGCAGCCTT